CCACCCACAACCGAAAGGCCTAAGTCATGACCCAAACAAAACCAGAACCGCCAGAGGTTAAACCAATGGACATCTACCTATCGTTGAATTCTGCATTGTCAGTAGCGAATTGGATTGCCCCAAGTGATGTAGCTGCGATCACTCTCGCCCGGCGCATGGCCAAGGCACTAGATACCGCTTTCGACATGGGATCTGATCTCAAAGACATAACCGCACTATCTGGTAAGTTTCTAAGTGTTTTACAGCAACTACATCTAACAACCGAAACTCGTACTGCCAGTAAAAAAGAACAGGAAAATGATGGGACTGCCTATGTTGGAGATTTCCTACGGCTTGTCAAAACCAAGAATCCAAAGCCCCCTGCTAAAACTGCCCAGCGCAGGCAAACTAGTAAGCCAACTGGCTGACGAATTAGGTGTGCCTTTACTGCCTTGGCAGGAATACGTTTTAGATGACGCGCTAAAGATAAACAAAAATGGCACATGGGCAAGAAGCCAAATTGGAGTCTTGGTAGCTAGACAGAATGGCAAGACTCACATGATGCGGATGCGTATTCTTGCCGGCCTGTTTATTTTTGGCGAGAAAAGCACTATTGCCATGTCACAGACACGCCAACTTTCATTAGATACTTTTAAACAAACCGTAGACATGGCCGAGAGCCTTGACTGGATGCGAAAGCGAATAAAGCGCGTATCCCGGACTAATGGCCAAGAGGAAATTGAGGTCTACTGCCATCATTACCCAAAATCCTGCAATACTAAATGCGAAAGATTACGCAAGTATTCAATTAGAGCTGCAACCAGCGAAGGCCCACGCGGATCTACCGCTGATCTACTTTATGTGGATGAGCTGCGTGAAATTGACGAAGCAACTTGGGCAGCTGTAACACCGATCACCCGAGCAAGGCCAAATGCTCAAGTTTATTGGACTTCCAATGCTGGCGATCTAAATAGCAAAGTCTTAAATGAGCAAAGGCGTAGAGCCTTGACTTTTGACTCACCCCGAATGGGTTACTACGAATTTAGTGCGCCAGCAGGATCGGATGTAAACGATGAACAGGCTTGGGCTATGGCTAACCCGGCTATGGGCTACACAATTACAAAAGAAAACATAAGGGATGCGTCTATCTTTGATACAAAAGATGCTTTCAAAACTGAAACATTATGTATGTGGGTAGATGCCATTGATTCACCATGGCCAATGGACATGTGGAATGCTGGCGAACAGGATGTAGCACTTGAGGATGGACTACCTACATGGATGGCTATAGACCTAAATTTCAATCGTGAGATTGCTTGTCTAGTAACTATTCAAGAGCGACCAGAGGGCATGGCAGTATTCTTACACGAATGGCAACGTGAGGGCGGAATAAATGATCTGGAACTTACAGGTGAACTGGCAACACTAGCTCGTAGATACAGGCCAAGAAAATTTGCCTATGATCCAAATACTGCAGGTTACATCGCACCGAGATTGGCACAAGCTGGGATAGCAACCGAACCGACACCATGGGCATCGGCAGGATTTGCTATTAGTTGCGATCAAACACTCAATGCCATGCAGTCAGGCAAATTTATTCATCCCGGACAACCGACATTACATACACATTTAGTGTCATGTGCAAGACGGCCAGCATCAGATGGCGGATGGCGTATCGCGCGTAGAGCTGCGCAAGTACCGATCACAGCTGCAGTCGCGTTAGTAATGGCAGCGGGTCATGCTTGTGCCCCACAACAGACAGTCACTATCATTAGTGCTTAGGGTCTACTTGGCAGTACCCCATGTGTGGGCTAGTCACTCCTATCACTAGCCCACACATTTCGACACGCGCATCAAATGCTTGATTGTCAGTCGTTTATGAGATAATGAACTATGGGATTTATTGATTTCTTACTGGGTACAACACCAGAAAAATCAGATGTACAAGCCAAAGCAAATTTAGCAATACCTTACTACCAAGACAATTTTAGCCCATTCCAAGCATTCGGTATTAACCGCGGCGATGCTATGCAAGTACCAGCTGTAGCCAGAGCCAGAAACATAATTTGCGGAACTATTGGCGAACTTGGTTTGCATTCTTACAATGAAGTCACAGGTGCCAAAATTGAGGGCCGACCATTACTAAAGCAACCTGATCCAGCATTGCCACGCATCATTACAATGTGTTGGACGGTAGAGGACTTGTTATTTTTGGGCCATGCGTTTTGGTTAGTGCTTGAAGTTAGCCCAGAGGATGGACGGCCTATTGCATGCCGCCGTATTGATCCAACCCGGGTTACTTTTACAACTGATTTACAAACTGATGAAATTCTTAATGGCTTTTATTTAGACGGTAATTTATTACCTGCCTATGGAGTTGGATCGCTAATCATGTTTAGTGGTGTAGATGAGGGACTACTTAATCGTGGTGGCCGAACCATTAGAACTGCATTGGAATTGGAAATGGCAGTAAGCCGAATGGCTGCCGAACCTAATCCAACAATGGTTATTAAAAACACTGGCGTGGATTTACCGCCAGAACAAGTGTCAAGCTTGTTAGCATCATGGAAACTAGCTAGACAGCAACGCTCCACCGCTTACTTGTCAGGACCTTTAGATGTAACCACCTTTGGCTATGATGCTGGGCAGATGCAACTTTCTGAATCTCGCTTAAACACAGCTGCGGAAATTGCCCGACTATGCAACATCCCGGCATGGTACATAAACGCCGAATCAGCCAGCGCGACTTACTCCAATGTGAGCCAAGAGCGCAGAAGCCTTGTGGACTTTTCTTTGAAGCCTTACATGGCCTGTATTTCAGAGCGACTATCAATGAATGATCTAACACCGCGTGGAAGCGTTGTGAAGTTTGATTTAGACGATTACCTAAGAGGTAATCCACTAGAACAGATTGAAGTCCTAGAAAGAATGATCGCCGCTGGAATTATCAGCGTTGATGAAGCGCGTGAGGAAATGGAATTAGCACCGAGAGGAAATGAAGCAAATGCAACTTAATTTTGAGGGCCAAGTATTGGCCGCAAGTGTCGAAACCAGAACCATCCGAGGTTTGGTAGTCCCGTTTAATGTAAGCGGAAATACCAGTGCTGGCCCGGTGCGCTTTGAATTTGGCGCATTTGGCGACATTGACCCAAGCCAAATTGTCTTAAACATGGAACATGATCGCACACGCCCATTGGGTCGTGGCATTGGCGATTCCTTAGAGGTAAGTCCAGCAGGTATTTCAATGGCCTTTAAGATTGCGCCAACTGGTGCAGGTAATGATGCCCTAGTAGAAGCATCCGAGGGACTACGCCCGGCATTTAGCATTGAAGCCAATGTAGGTGAATACACCATTGAGAAAGGCGTAATGGTCGTATCATCCGCCAAACTTGAGGCCGTAGCGCACGTCACGAATCCTGCTTTTAAGGATGCACAGATTTCACAGGTCGCAGCTTGCGATCCTGATGATCAAACCACCGAAGCAGAAACCCCTGCCGAGGATGAACCACAGGAGATAACAGTGGACGAAGTAACAACACCAGTTGCAGATGAAGTAACAGCAGCCGCTGTTGTTCACGCTGCTGCACCAGTGGCTTACACCAAGCCGCGATCACCAATCAAGACCCAAGCACATTTCTTGGAACACTCAATCAAGGCACAACGAGGTAACCATGAATCAGCAGAATGGATTGCACACGCAAAGGCAGAGGATGCAAAGCATTTAACAGCTGCTGATGACAGTTTCACAACCAACCCGGCATTCAAGCCAATCCAGTATGTATCAACCGTAATTGATACACAGATTGGCGCACGCGGCGCGATTGATGCAATCGGAACACGCGCACTTCCAAACGCTGGCATGACCGTATCTATTCCAAAGATCACCACATCAGGATCAGTTGCAGAAACTGCCGAAGGTGGTTCACCATCCGAAACAGGAATTGTGTCATCATATGTTGATGCAACTGTAAAGGCCTACAAGGGATTACAGCGTTACTCTGTCGAGCTCTTCGACCGAGCCCAGCC